ATTGGTGCTCGACAAGCCATTCTTGAACATATTGGGCATAGTCTTCAATTGAAATTTCAAGAAGAGTACATAGTTGCTCATCAGTCAATTCAATCTGACGTATAGGTGCGCCTAACGAATGTCTGAACTGTCTAAATAGTTTTTCTTTATCTGCTGTGCTTATTGCCATGGTTAGTCTTTTTTTATAAATATAAGAAAATCCAGAATTATCCTAAAAACTTCTTGGTCAAATCAGCAGCTTGTTGAATCGATTGAAACGATACATTAGGAACCAAAAGTTGATTGCCTACCAAAACAATAGGTACTTCTTCTGATTTGGTTACTTCGTGAATTTGGTCGTATTCCTTCTCATTTTCTGGTAGGTTTACGTTGACATCAGTAAATTCTATACCTTCTTGGGTTAGGATTTCTTTAAGTTCTGTGCAATAAGGGCACTCTGGGGTTGAATAGATTCTTACTTTTTCCATATTTCATTAATTTTATAATTCGTTCATTAATTGTTCTATCATAGCGATAGTTATTTCTTCTTCAGTCATTTTTTTATCACCTATTATTACTGAGATAATGTCTTTTTTTTGTCTTAAAGTTTCCCACATACGGGTAGATATTGTATCATCAAATAATTGATAGTAAACATTTACATCATTCTTTTGACCGATACGGAATGCACGGTCTTCAGCTTGTTCATTATCACCAGTAACCCATGAAAATGAATTAAACACTACAACGGTTGCTTCAGTAAGTGTAATTGCCACACCAGCTGATTTTATATTACCAATAAATACCTTTACCTTGGAATTCTTTTGGAAGGCATCAACTGATTTTTGTTTTTGAGTAGTTGACATCGGGCCATTATGTTTAACAGCTAGTTTTCCAAAGTGATTTGCTAGTATTTCAAGCTCTTCAGTAAAGCTGGTAAATATAATCACCTTTCTACCCATATCAATAGCATTCTCAACCATCTCAATTGTATATGGTATAGCGGCAGCTGCAATGAATTGTCTTAAAAGGATAAGCTCAACAAGGTCTTTTTGAAGGGACCCATTACGTTTTCCTTCTGAAGTTCTTTTTTGTAGGTATTCACCCCATAAATTTTCATATCCTACCCACTCTTTGATATTCAAACGATGGTACATAGGTGTTATAACCTTGTCTGGCATATCCAAAACATCGGTTTTTAATCTTCTGATGATAATGTTTTTGGTCTTGGAAGCCAATTCATCCAAGTTGCTAGCCCCATCTGTTATCCATATTTGTTTTTTTTGACCATTTTTAAGTGTTTTAAAGAACTTTTTACCATCACAGTACCTCACGGCAAAGTGTTTCCAGTTTTCAGCAATAGGAGATTTGATAATCTTCAATAAATTAAAAAAATCCATGGGTCTATTGGCTACTGGGGTACCAGTTAACAACCAAACTTTTGGTATATTGTGTTTTACTGTTAATTCTACCATTATTTTACCACGAATACTGTCATTATTTTTTAAATAATGAGCTTCATCTATAATTACCAAGTCAAAATTAGCATTGGCTAGGTCTCTTTTAACTTGTAACATTTCTTCTGGTGTTAATTGTCTTCTTCCTTCAATTAGGGTGTGAAAATTCTTAAGAATATCAAAGTTTATAATAGTAAATTTGGCTTCAGACCAATTTTTACCATCAATAATAGTCGTATCCTTACAAAATACGTTTATTTCACGTTCCCAGTTAATCTTGGCTGAAGAAGGACATACAACAAGTATTTTTTTGGCACCACTTTCAAGTGCAGCAATAATTGATTGGGCACTTTTCCCTAGCCCCATATCGTCAGCTAAAATACATCCGTTTCTAGATAATAAAAACTTAATCCCTTCTTCTTGGTGCTTATAAAGTTTCTTATTGGATTTGGCCAAAACCTTGTTATACTTATCAAAATAAACTTCTATGTTGATTGGTTCAAAGTAAGGGTCATCGGTTACTTGTGTTTTGGGTAGCCAATACATTTTTGATTCTGTTTGATTTTTTTTAAGCTTTCCGTAAATATGATATGACTTATCTGTTTCAGCCAACATAAATTCAATAAGGATTTTTTCTGGTGTAAATGAGACACCATCTTGTTTTTGTAATTCTTCACCCAAATACTTGGTTATACCAACAACCCTGTTTATCAATTGAGGTTCCCTATCATGGTTTTCAATAATATATTTGGATTGAGTATCTGTGAGTGTTATTTTACCGTTTTTAAGTAATTCGTTCTTAAGCCTTAACAAATATGGATTTATTCCGCTATAGTTTTCAAGTAGCGAAACTGCTGAGTGCCCTTTTATGTCGTTAAGTGAAATCATAGATATTTGTTTTATTCCTGGTAATTATATATAAATATAATAAATATTTTTGATAAAATCAAGTGTTTATCACCGATTAATCAAAAGATAAATATTTATATAAAAAAGACAATGGAAAATAAAAAGGTTACTCCTATAACTAGAATTAATAAAGAATTCAAATTGTATGGTCTTTATTGTCCATATAATGGTGAATTAAGATACATTGGTATAACCACTGGTTTATTATCAACAAGATTGTCTGGTCATTTAAGGAACCCAACAAATGGTAAAATAGCTTTATGGTTTAAAGAATTAAAATCAAATAATAAAAAACCTATAATAAAATTAATAAGAAAATACGATACTTATGAGAATTTGTTAAATGCAGAGATAAAAGAAATTAAAGAAAATAAAGAAAAAACAAATAAATTATTAAATGTAGCTGATGGTGGAGGTATTAACCCTATGTTTGGTAAAACACACACACAAGAAGCTAAAGCTAAAATATCTAAAACACATAAAGGTCGTAAACTTAATGATGAACAAATAAAAAATAAAAAAGAATTGTTAACTAAATTATGGTCTAATGAAGAGTGGTCTGAAAAAGTAAAGAAAAAAATGTCTGAAAATATGATTGGAAACAATAGAGCTGTTGGTTATAAACATTCAGATAAAACAAAAAAAATGTTAAGTGATTTGCATAAAAACAACACATATTCATTAGGTTTAGTACATAGTGATGTTACAAGAATGAAAATGAGTCAGAATAATTCTGGTGAAAATAACCCAATGTTTGGAAAATCTTTATCTAAAGAAGTATTATTTAAAAGAAGTGAAAAAGTTAAAAAAGAAGGTACTTTTAAAGGCAAAAATAATGGAAATTTTAAATATGATATTAATGAGGATGAACTAAAAGAATTATATTTATATAAAAACTTAAAAATATATGAAATAGCTGATTTATATGGTTGTCATAGAACAGTTATTAGTGATAACATTAAAAAATATAATATTAAAAAAGAAACATCAAATAAATATAATCTTGATATTGTTGAAATAAACAATTATAAACTAAAAGGTTTATCATTAGTACAAATTGGGAAAATATATGGTTGTAGTAATAAACTAATACATAAATACATAAAAAGACATGGAAAATAAAAAATTTACACCAATAACTAGAATTAACCGCTTCTTCTCCGAAGAGGATTTTTTTTTTTAGAAATAAGTATGGGACGTGAAGCTATTGAGGGTGACGGAAATTTCACTTTGATTTTGTATCGAATTGATAGGCAGTTGACTGAGTATGATACTCTTTACGGGGAAGCATCAAAAGACGGTATAAGATTTTTCCCACCAATTGAGCTAAAGGTTATACCCATCATGGATGAACCAGAAAACCAAACCTACAATAAAAATGGTAGTTTAAGGTATATTCAAGATGGTAATTTAACCTTCGGTATTTATGATGCTCAATTGTCTGAACTAGACACTCAAATAAGTTATGGTGATTACATAGGTTATCCAGTTACTGAAACTGAGATTAGATATTTCAGCGTTGTTAATGATGGTGTTAAAAACTTTGACAACAAACACACTATCATGGGATACAAAGGTGCATTTAGAACAATAAAATGTGCCCCAGTAGATAATACTGAATTCCGTGGTATGTAATAACAAAAGACTAATATTTATAAGATATGGCAATGCCAAAAGGATATAAGACAGACATTAACATCGTTAGTGGTAAAATTGGACCAGAAAGAAGACAAGAAATTCTTGATGGTATAGCCGATAAAGGCACTTTTTTGCCTAGAGGTGTGTTGGAAGAAGATATGGACCAAACTTTAATTGAGTTTTTAAGTTCGGACAAGGGTTTGTCTGTAACTGCTGATGGTAAAAAGGTTCCAGTTGTTTTTTTGACAATTCAAAGATGGACTGAATTTACCAAAACATGGCAATTTTCTGATGAATATAAAAATATCGAGATGCCATTTGTTACCGTAGTAAGAAGACCAGATATTCAACAGGGTCAAAATCAAGCTGGATTGTGGAACATTCCAGGTGGAAGGACTTACACGTACATGAAAGTTCCTACGTGGGATGGTGTTAGACATGGTATTGACCTTTATAAGGTTCCACAACCAACACCAGTAGATATAACTTATGAAGTTAGATTATTTACAAATAGAATGAAAGACCTAAACAAGTTCAATAGAGTTGTTCAAAGAGCTTTTCAATCTAGACAATGTTATATCAACGTAAATGGTCATCCGATGCCCTTGCACTTGGAGAGCATAGGTGATGAAAGCAATATTGATAATTTTGAAAGTAGAAGATTTTATGTTCAAATGTTTGAAATGAAATTATTGGGTTACATATTGGATGAAGAAGATTATGAAATAGTACCGACAATCAATAGAGCCATTGCTACTCTTGAAGTAGATGAGAGAAGGATTTACAATGATGTTATCTTTGAACCTATTAAAAGGGGTAATCAAGTTGTTTATAATTTTGTTTTTAAACCCAAAGCAGATAATCAATTTACCTTCACGGCTCTATATGATGTTTCATTTACTGAATTAACAAACATAGAAAATTTAACTAGGATAATTATCACAGTTAACGATTCAGTTGTTTTTGACGGAACTGTTTTATCAACATCTTTAATTTTATTTGCAAATGATGTGGTAAAGGTAAGGGTATATAAAGGCTTCCTAACACTTGGGGGTTTTACATTAATTGGAAATACAACATCATGAGTCATGTAGGAACAGGATACGATATAAATCAAACATTTGTAGTTGAGCCGTTAGATAATAACATCCCAATATTAAGTGCTTGTACCGCATTGTATACAAACAACATTTTGTCTTGTAGTGGTGATACTCAGATATTTTTAGATAATGGTGTTATTACGTTTGATGGTAACTTATACACCAGCAATGATTTAACAGCTAACACAATCAACGCTTCAACATATTATAGTGGTGGCACAAATTTGATAGATATTATCAATTTAAAAAATATTACTGGCGGTACTTTTAACAATACTACCGATACACTTACACTTTACAAACAAAATAACTCTACAGTTGTTGTTACTGGCTTTACAGATTACTATACAACTGGTGCTACCCTTATAGGTAACACCGTTTATTTTAATAGAAATGATGTCTTGTCAGCTTATACGCTTAATTTAAGTAATTTTTCAGCTGACACGTATGTTACTGGTGTTACTTTTTCAAGTAACCAATTGATTATTGGTCGTAATGATGGTGTTAACTTAAATACGTTTATAAACACGTTTACTGGGTTAACCATAAATGGTGTTCTTAACGCAAATTCAAT